CGCGTTGGTCCCATAGATAGCTGCTTCGCCGGGGTCGTCCTTTACGTCCTTAATCACCTTGAGGTGAAAGTACTTCTTCGGACACTGGTCGAAGGTCTTGATGCTACTATAGGACCACGCTGTCATGCTATCTGATTTTCCCTTGGAGACGGTCAGCCACTAACGTAGCATATCCGGCTATATCAATCCAGCTATCTATCTGGTTGGGGTTACCATTAATGATACGCGCAATTTTACTCGATATCATATCGAGTGCTTCAACTTGGTCGGCGTCTAGCACCTTGGTATTACCGGTGAGGGTTGTATGGATTAGCGCCTTAAACTCCTGTGCAATCTGCGCTACGCTTTCGAAGCTGCCATAAGTGTTAGCACGTTCGTTAAGGATTGCGTCTACGTTAGTATCGGCTTCCGGTTCGGGCTTAGGTACATACCCCATTGCGGTTGTACCCATTACTCCGGTTGCGGTCAGCACTTCCTGCGCCGCAGCTTCCAAATCCTTCTTCAACTTCCATGCGTAGTTGTAGCTTACCGCCATACGTTCGGTAATTTCCTTGGGCGAATAGCCCTTCTTCAACAGTTTTATAACGTTTTCCGCTATGACTTTCTTTCTCATACTCATTTCATTTGCTCCTTCACTTAAGATTTTTTGTAGGTGGCTGGAATGGGCCAGCTCTTACTGGCAAACTCTTTCAATGCTTCAGCGGTTATGCAGGTGCGGTCCCCGATTTTAATGATTGGTAAGTTCCCCACTTTAATGTGGCTGTAGAGGTTAGTTCTTCCTATTCCTGTAGCAGCCACAGCTTCGCTTATGCTGTATAGTAATTTCTCCATCATTTGCTCCTTCACTTAAGATTGCCGCCGCTTTTCAGTATGTCACCACCAAACACATACGTGCCTACATGGTGCAGCTTGATGAACGGGTGGGCGTGTATTTTGCCACCGTGGCTACGCCACAGTTCACAAAAATGGTAATCTTCGCTTAGCAACGCACCTGTGGCGTCTATGCTGGTAGCGAAAAACTCGTGGGTCAAAGGCTTGGCATATTCGCCTGTCTCTGGGTCTTTAAACGATGATACGCGATAGGTTGGAACGAGAGGCGCAAGCGCCTCAAAAACACCACGCTTGATGAGCATGAAGCCTGTACCGCCATGGCGCACTTCGATGCATCCTGCCTCGTCTGTGTGCACGTTATCAGTACCCACCATGTTGAACACGAATGCTCCGGCATAATCCGCTAGGCCCGAGGTAATCTCATCACTTGCAGCGCGCTCCACGCTGTCCCAGTTCACTTCTTTCTTAGGGTAGATACCGCATGCGATATCCTTGTCGGCCAGCAGCAAGTGCGCGATGGCCTCACTGTCGAAACCAATGTCGGCGTCGATGAACATGAGGTAGTCATGGTCACTCTCAAGGAACACCCGTGCCAGTTCATTACGGGCCCGTGTGATAAGGCTCTCGTTCATAATCTGACACCATGCCACGTTGACGCCGATTTCCCGCATCTTGTTCATGGTCATAAGTAAACCTTGCACATAGTGTCCTGTGCACATGCCCCCGTACATAGGGGTGGCAATCATAAGGCTTGGACGTTTAATTTCTTCGGTCATTTTCTGCCCCCTAGTGCTTTAACCAAGGCCCGAACAGCGAAACTGTTGTCCCTGTGGCCGCTAATATATGCGTCTGCGACTTCTTTACTGCCGTGTTCCTCTGCTTCCGCAGCTAGCAATGCCCGTACCTCCAACAGCAGTGGGTCTACGTCTAAGTCTGGATAGCGAAGTAGTGCAGCTTGTTTCCATTCCTGAAGCATCTTAACTTCAGCTTCCAACGTTTTGATGAGTGAGTTAAGTAACTCACTCTGCGGCTTTACCTGTGGCTTTACCTGCGGCTTGCTAGATGTTTCCTTCGGCTGCTTTGCGGAGTACGCACGGTGTGTCGTGGTCCGGCCAGACGGGCCAGTCTCGCGCTTTTTGCCTGTTATAAACACTACGTCCTTACCCATCATTGAGCTGATAGCATGCGATATATGGTCTATATCTAAATGCGGCATGAGGTCGTGTAGGTCTTTAGTCGTGCTGTTGGGGTGACGCTTCAGCGTGTCTAATACTTCCCACTTCTTCCTAGTGTATGGACGTATGGTATGTATATTACTCATGGTACTTACTCCTTCTTTGGTTGTTACTTGGGTTTATTTCCTGTGAAACGGCCACGCTCATCGCGGTCCGTAAGTGTTTTTAGTTCTTTGTTCAGTCGCTCGTTCTCACGCTTGATGGTGAGCATGGCACCATTTGCACTGCCCTTACCCAGCATGTAGCTGAAATAGGCCAGTATAAACACGCTCATTCCTGTTAATATATGTTCCATTTCTACTCTCCTCTCTTACGTACAACTAGTTGATATCCAACGTGGACAATCTCCACTTCCTCTGCAAACAGGTTGGTGAAGGCGTCGATGGCTGCTTTAGGGCGATGCAAGATGTCCCGTGCGCTAGGCGACCACAGGTAGTCATCAAACACCATCAACCCCTTGGGCTTGAGCAGTGGCCATGCCATGCAAGCATCGGTCAGAACGTCCTTGGCTACGTGGCTACCGTCGATGTAGATGAAGTCGAATAGGTTTTTGTTATCGACGCAACTAGCCAACTTAGAGCCTAGGTATTGTGTGGATGTGCATTTATATTTGTACAGCCTCTTACGTTGACCCTCAGTTGGGGCCGGAGACGCATAACGGGTGTGGACAGGATACGGGAACTTATGCTCTGCATCACGCTCTTCCACCACCGCGCCGCCCAGCGCTAGGTTTACGTTATATTTGAACCGCTTTTCAACGGAACCCATATCCTCTTCAGAGTGTTCCTCGCCGCCTTCCCACGTATCTACGCAGTCTATCCAGTCGCCGGGGTTCATCATGTTCTCGATAATCCAGATACTACTGCGCCCCTCAAAGGAACCGATTTCAAGGAACGACTTACGCTCCGGTAACATAGGGATAAGCTGCGTCCAGACCTCCGGTGCCCACTGGAACCAGTCTTTGGTGAATTGGTATTCGGTCATTTTAATATGCTCCTTATTGGGTTCATGTCGCTACTCAACGTGCCAACAGCTAGTTGTCTGTGTGTGTCTGTATCAATGTCATATATGGCCTTCTGAGTATTCTGTAGTATCTTCTTCTTCCTTGCTAGTTCCTCCAGCTTACGCTCGTACTCCTGCTCTTCCTCTTCCCTGCGACGGTTTTCAGGGCCGTTGCAAAGCTCTTCCATCACCTGCTCGTGGATTACACCCATGCGAATATCGCGTATTTTTGCAGCAAGCGCAGCTTTATCAGCCTCGTTTCCGTAGGTGTTTATCGCGCTCATGTGGTTATACCACCGGTCATGATACGACGGGTCTTTAAGCCTAAACTCTTCGGGGTGGCTATCCATCCGTGCGAGTAATAGCTTCACTGCGTCATGTGGTTCATCCTCCATAGCTTGCTCCTATCTTGCTTTCACAGTTTAATGGTAATGTTGGTGCCCACTTGGGGCGCATGCGCATGCATGCCTCGACAAACGCACGGGCCTTGTCAGCCTCTTCTATGGGGGCAATCACCCCCACAGCGTCGTGGACGGTCATCACTACGCGATACTTACGTGCGACCATCAGCATCTGCTCACCTATGATGATACGAGCCAGTGCTTGGCACACATTCTCTATGAGCTTGCCGCCGTATATGTACGTAGGTAACGTAGCCCGACCCTTCTTGACATCGTAGACATACTGGTCACGGCCCGACTTCGGGTCTCGCTCCTTGCGTAGGTTATCGTACCGCAAGTACATACCGTTAGGCAGACGCACACCAAACATATCAATCAGCAGGGCTTCATGTTCACCAAGCGGTGCAGTCTGGATACCTATAAGCGCATCTAGAGCCTTGTCCCCCTGCGCCCACAACATCGGTATCTGGCTAAACTGGTCCCTGTACTTATACACGATGCTGGCACACTCTGACGATGACAGCGATACGCCCATGGTCTCCAACTGTAGCTTAAACTTAGCCGACCCCATGCCGTAACCGCATCCAAGGATGGTGGTCTTACCCACGAACCGCTGGTCATCCGTCACAGCTTCTATGGGCGTGTCGTATATAGACGACGCCATAATCTTATAGACGTCCTCACCCTTGTCGAACGCATCCACCAAGTCTCCCTGCCCAGCTAGCCACGCCAAGGTCCGCGCTTCGATTTGCGATGAGTCACAGTCGATAAACACATAGCCTTCTGGTGCTAGCATGGACTTCTTGAGCGGTGACTTGCGCGGTAGGTTCTGGAGGTTCACCTTGTCATCGCCACCCCAGCGCCCCGTGTGTGCTGCGTAGTAACGTAGTGGAACTGGTAACGGTCCACGGTCAGCAATAGCTATGAACCGCTCGGTGCGCGTCTCCTCAAGCGTAGACTTCACACCTAGTCGCGCAGCTACTACCGCTTGCACTCGCGGGTTGGGGTGCTCAAGCAGTGCCTTGAACTCTTCGTCGCTCTTGGCGAAGGCGTATGCCTCTTTGCCTGTCTTCGGACTTACCTTCGTAGGTGGGACTACACCCATGTCGCGTAGCAGTAGAGCTAGCTTGGGGTTGGACATCAGCGCGTCTTTGTCTGCCACTACAGCATCCATGAGCGCAGCCTTCTTGGCTTGCACGTTATCCAAGTGCGCCAACAATATACCCTTGTTTAGCTCAAGCACAGGCTCGCTGAACATTCTGAT